AAAACAGACTGAATTAGTTAAGGACGATGAATTAAAAGAAAAACTTGAAGAAATTAAAACAAAAATCGAAGAGTTTCAAACAATTCAGGTAATACCAGTTTCACCAGAGTTAGAACCAGAACCAATATATACACTTACTCCAGAACAGGAAGAAGAGGGTGCAAAAGTAATTGCTGAAATGGTAAATAATTCAATATTAGAAGATTTAAAAGCATTAGCTTCTGAACCACCAAAAGAGAGAACTTTGGCAAGTTTAAGTAATAATGAACTTAGATATTTTCACAGAACAGGTCAAATGCCAAAGTAAAAATTAAATTTTATGTGAATTGCTAAATTTTTATTTCAAATTTAACATGACCACAATCATAAATTCTAAGATATCCTCTTTCTTTCATGATCTGAGATTCAGTTTTGTTAGGATCAAATCCTTCTTTAAGTAAGATATCTTTTCTAAATTTGAATCGATAATATCTTATCATTTCACTTGATTTAAAATAAAAATAATTAGATTCAGTATTACCAATAAAATTAAAACCCAATTTTTCATATAATTTACCTTCTGAATATCTTCTGTCGGCAAACGTTAAAATTGACTTAGGTTGATATGTTTTAATAAAATAATTTAATAATTTACTCGCACCGCCAATAACACTTGTATCGAGCTTACTACAAAATCTTAGCATTTCGTATTCACCATCAATGTTAATTTTATTGCCCATTGAAACACGTTTTTTTCCAAATGTCATGAGTGAAACTAATTCATTATTATAATATAATCCAATTTTAACTTTAGAATTAACATTGCCTTGAATATGATTATTATTTAAAAATTCTTTGCAAATCTTAGCATTAATTTCTTTAGTCATACATTTTCTTGCAAATATCTTATTTTTAATAATATTTAACTTACTCTTAATTATACTTTTAACAATTTCTTTTTTATTAACCCATTCATCTTCAAAAACATGTAAAAGCTGAACACCTTGATTTTCACACAACTCTGTCTTATTTAAATGATAATTTTTATCTTTATAGATGTCTGAATGCCAATAAAGTCCATCAAATTCAATACCTAATTTATCATCAGGAATATAAATATCGATTTCTTTATTATTTAATATTTTTTTATTGTTTATTTCAAAAGCAACATTATTATCCGATAAAAATTTTTGAATTTCTATTTCTCCTGTAGATGTTGAACTATTAATTGGTAATAATGTTGTTGATAATTCGGCATTAGTATTATATCTATTATTACAAATACTTCTAATACTTTTAAAAATATGTCCATCAGGATGCTGAATTTCAACTACGTTATTTTCTAAATAATTTAACACTAAATATCCTTTTTCTTTTAATTTATTTTCAAAATAAATTTTACCGTTATTAATATTTAAATCTTTCTGAGATTGTAATTGAGAAGGATATTCAACTCCATATTTTTTAATATTATTTTTTTTTCTTTTATTTTTTATGATGTCCGATTGTATTGGATATTTAGTTTTATATTTTATTAAACTGGTTATTCTTGTTTTTTCTTTTGTTTCCTCATGTTCAAATATGTTATCAACGTTATATTTATCTTTTATTGTTTTTTTTCTTTTTTCTTTAAATTCATTAATTTTTAATGCTGAATTATAACCATATTGTTTTAATAAACTTTCTTTAGTTCTTTCAACTCTTAACCTACTCTCCCCTTTACATTTTTTAGAACAATTTTTCAAATATCCTTCAGTAAAAATACCTCTCCAATTTATAATATTACCGCAATTATCACATTTGGGTATTTCTATAATATCGTATAAGTAATTATATAATTTTTGGGTAAAGGGCAATTCATCTTTAAAATATTTTATATTATAATTATTAATTACTTCAAGTAATCCTTCAAAAATTTTATTTATGTGTTTTTCTTTGGACTTATATCCTGATTTGTTATTTGTTTTAAAATATTCAATTAATTCGTTTTTGTTAAAATTTTTCATAATACAGAGTATTTATATAAAAATTAGATTACAAAGATATGATTATCTTTTAATAATAACATTATTTAAATATAAATACTATGGCAGACATGATAAGAGGGATTCCCTTCCAATATGAACCCAAAAGAGTAAATAGATTCTTTGCAGAATTTGCAGACGAATTAGGTATTGAAGTATGGAAAATCCAGAAATTCAAAAGACCTTCAATGAAGATAAATTCAGTTACTATTGATTATATGAACGAACGTAATTATGTGGCTGGTAGATATAATTGGGAAGAAATGCAATTAACATTTCTTGACCCAATCGGACCGTCCACCTCACAGCAACTTATGGAATGGGTTCGTTTACACGCAGAATCACTTACGGGGAGAATGGGTTACAGCGCCGGTTACAAAAAAAATATTCTTTTAAAAGCAGTTGATCCAACAGGTGTTGAAGTTGAAAAATGGACATTAGAGCAGTGCATGGTAACAGGTATTGATTTTGGTGAAAACAGTTATGAAGAAGATGCGCTAACAACCATCCAACTCACGATACAGCCGTGGAGGTGCATACTTAACATGTAATCAAGTAGTTACGTATTATAAAAAATTTTAAAAAGCCACTTAATTGTGGCTTTTTTGTTTATATTTGCATGAATTTTCTGAAAATTTCATGCAGATATTTCAAGAAGTCTTTTATTTAAAATTGTTTTAACGTGATATTTTCTATCAAGAGTTTCAATAATCTTATAATTATCGTTATTATGTGAATACCAAACGAGATATGATTTACCAAGTTTAATTGGTACATTCTTTTCAATTATTTGTTTATACATTTCTAATTGTAGTGAATATATTTCAATATCAGATTCTTCAAGCATGCATAATTCATCAAGCAGGTGTCTTTCTTTACATTCGAAAGTAAATTCTTTGTTAGTTTTATGATCCCAGATTTGAAATTCTTGTGCTTTTACGTTCCAAAATAGAATATCAAGCATACCACCAATTAGGAAGTCTTTATCACAAACAACCATTTCGGTTTTAATTGGTATTAATCTACCTTGTACTTTATTATAGAAGTTATCAACATGTTTTTTACAAATATCATAAGTATATTTTATGGGGTCGTAACCAAATTCACTTAAAATTAATTGTTCAGGATAGTCAAATTTTTTATTTAGAAAGAGATTTTCGGCATAATCATGAATTGCTGAACCTCTAATAGTACCTTTTCTATTAATAAATTTCCATGCTCTTACTATTTCAACAGGACTGATTTTGTGTTGTGTTCCTTTAATTTCTGACCAGAATTTTTCATCGAATTTTTCGTGATATCTACCAATTAATGTGGTTACTGAGATTAATTCTTTACCATTAATAAAATATTTATGTGGTTCGTCATAAAATGTCACATCATTAAATGCGGTAAATAATTCAGGTGGTATTAGGTTCATTAAAAATAACCATTTATGTTAATAAAGAACAAAAGTAATTAAATATTAATTAACTACAATGTTTTTTTGTAAAATATTTTCAAAATTAATATTTTCCAAATCTTTTATGAGAGCATTTTTATCTGCTGGTAATTTTGCATAGCCATGAATGTGATTAATAATTGCGTTTCTAAGAATATTTAATGCAGCTACCAATACATCACCCCTTGCAATTGGATGACCTTCAGAAAATATTCTTGCTCTATCTGTAGCTGTTAATTCTGCTGCTTTAAATTGTGGTTTGCCTGTATGGGATATAAGTGCAATTTTATCGCTTAACACAACAGTACTGCTATAATAATCAGGTGATTGTTCTACTAAATTTTTTGGTTCAAAAACAAGATTAACGCTTGCAGGATTTGTTGTATTTAATTTAAGAACATTATCTGCTATATGTTTACCTGCTCTAATATGAACTTCGTTTGTTCTTAAAATAACATCAGTATTACATTTACCTATAATTGCAACATCTGTTGATAAAGGATATACACCAATTGCATCTGGAAGACTTGATGGTGCTGGCTCTGGTATTGTTAAACCCATGTTTGTTGTTGAAAGTGCAGTGTAAATTGTATCAAAACCTATTTTATGTGGTTGTGATATAATGCTACCCATCCAAAATCTACTTCTAAGCGGAAATTTGATGTCTTCAATAAAAACCCTAACCATTTCACCAACTTGTGGAAGTAAATGAAAGAATTTTGGTAGCATAGGATAACAATATGGTAAATCAGCATTTGAAGTTCTGTTATCCAAATCAGGTATTTTAACTTGAATTCTGCCACCGTCTGTATTATCAGCAATAGATATCACTTCACCATAATAAATCGTTCTGGTGTGATTATAACCCCCTACTTTCTTAAAAGGGTCACTTGTTTGTATTATGGGTCTATCGTATGCCATTATCTTTTACTTATTTCTTCAATTAATGTAATATAAATTTTTTCTGCTTCATCAAGTGAGGCAATTTTTTCATTAATTTTCTTTTGAAGTTCATCGAGTTCATATGTATGATCAATAAGTTCCTTCTTCAATACTTCATGTGCTGCTTTAACATCAATAAGCATTTTATTTAATTCAATTGGTGTATATTTACTTAAATTTTTCATAATTAATTTTTAAAATTCTTCCATTACTGTATTACTCCATAACCACTTACAAATCTTATTGTTGAACCAAATACAGTAACAGGTCCTGTTGGTGAAATACCTGCAGCCGATAGTGTAATTCCGGGTGGTATTGCTACTGTAATTACCGCATCTTGTTGAAATGCCCTCACAATTTCTTCCATTCTAATTCTCTCCATAATTTCGTCTGGAGAAATAGCACCAGAGGGTAAAACTCCAACAGGTAATCCTGCTTTGCTTTTACCAGCAATGATATTACTTGCCATTTTAATTGGTGATAATCCTGAACGCAGAGGTACACCAACAAGAATTAAGGGTGTTGGCACAATAGGCGGACCGCCCACGCTTGATAAACTTAATATCTTGGTGAATCCTCCTATAACCGAATTTATATCTCCATAATCCATTGTATGTTATTTATTTAAAATTTGATATATTATCATGTTTGTATTGTGGCTGCTACTTTAGTTACTTTTGCAATTGCGGGTGTTAAACTTTTAATAAGGTCTGAATGTTGTTTTATTTTTTCTTTTATAATTTTAGCAATCAATGGCTTGAGTAATTTAATTAAATATTTAATAACAAAAGGATATATAAATTCAACAATCAATTTAATTAATGCCATTACATTACATTTTATTAATGTTTTAAAATTTTTTAAATCATCTTTGGCTTGTGCGATTTTTGCCGTTCCTTGATTTTGAAATGCGCTTACAATTGCTAATATTGCACGTATTTGAGGATTGGTTGTCAGTGCTTTTGATAACATCAATGTAATTAAATTAATTAATTTTTGAAAAAATCCATCTTTAATTGTTTCTTTATTAGCATTTGTAACGTCTGGATTACTTGTACTTTGATTAATCGTATTGTTTATTTGATTACCAACATAATTTGGATCAGTAGCTTGTCCTGTTGTGCCAGATACATTTCCAATTAAATTTGTTAAACCACTCATCGGTAAACTTGATGCCATGACACCACATCCCATATCGTAATTAACAATACCATTTGCCATTTCTTCTGCACGTAAAAGCAATGCTGCATTATCTTCTGGCGAAATTTCAAAACTATCATCATTATTACTAATTAATTGTTGAATTAATTGATTTACCACCAATTCTTCATGTATTTCATTAACTGTTCTATTTTGAAGTTTTGAAATTGTACCATATATCATGTTCATAACATTTGTAGTAAACTCCTTTTTGTCAATAATTGTAAGATTGTCAATATGTTTATTTAACCATGCACCAATATTTGGTGTCTCTGCTGTAGTTTTTGCTTTAAATACCAATTCATCAGTTACGGTATCATGAGTCATATTCAAAACGCCAAAATCTGCATTACCATTTCTTATTGTATCATATACTGAACTATCAAAATTAGGTTTTACATTATCATAAATTAATTTACCTCCCTCAGAAGTTGGACTTGTTTTAAATTTTCCTGAAATATCAATACTTTTTAATTTTACTCTTACACCAGTACCCGCAGGTTGAAAATAAGTGGGGAGATTATCATTTGAATTATATTGTGTTACTTGATTTTTCAATGCCTTTTTTAAATCTGGTTCGATTTTGTCAATAAATTTAGTAAATAATTCACCAGTTAACTCTTGCAAAGCATCTGATCCAACAATAACTTTTAATATGTCGAGCAATAATGGTACAATATCATTTTTGTTATTAATTGAAGGAAATAAGTTAGTAAGATCGGGTATATCTGATGCTTGAATTACCGAAGTATAAGAACCTATGGTCGTAAAAATATTTCTTTTATCATCACTTAAACTCATTGATAAATTATATTATTTAAATAAAATAACAATTAATTATTTTTTTCTCTTTCTTTCTTTTCAAAATGTTCTGAAACCATATTTAATAGTTCCATTCTTCTTTCTGATGATATATCACTAGATTCTTCAGAAGATAATTTGGTTGTGTTGTTATTAACTCCACCAACACTATTGCCTGCTTTTACATCGTTATCAAATGCAACTTCTTTTAAAAATTTAAGAAGCATAATTTTTTGATCTTGGTTTTTAGCTTCTGCAGCAATAAGTTTGATAATTGAATCGCCTATTGCCTGAATTTCACCACCTTCTTTTACTTTAAGTTCCCATTTTGTGAACAAACGGGTAATTTTAGCTTTAATATTAAAGGATTCAATATAGATTTCTTGAAATAACTTATTTGCACTTTCTTTATCAAATGTTAGTTTTTTACGAATTGCTCTCGGCATTGTCTGTATGTTTTAGTTCTTTTTCTATTATTTATTATAAATACTCTTATTTAGAAATTGGATTTATCATGTGAACTACCCACAAGCTAAAGACTTTTGGGTTTTACGGCACTCTCTATAAAACATTTCAGGAGATACTATTATCATTCTAATATCCTCCCGATGTTCATCAATATACTTATTTAGTTTATCAATGTTTTCCTTATTTTTTTCTTTAAATTTAATCATCAAGGTAGTCCATTTTTTCAATGAAATAAATTTCTTTGAATGGTTTAATACCAATTCGTATTT